CAGTTCGTGACGTTCACTCTGCTGCCGTACATCACGGCGCTGGAGTCGCACCTGTCGCGGCTGCTGCCCGGCGATGTGTTCGTGAAGTTCAACGTGGACGGCCTGCTGCGCGCATCACTGACCGAGCGCTATGCGGCCTACTCGCAGGGAGTCCAGGCGGGCTTCTTGAGCATCAACGACATTCACCGGCTGGAGGACATGCGGCCCGTGGATGGCGGTGACGTGCTGCGCGTTCCGCTGTCGCATGTGGACCTGAACGCTGCCAACGTCACCGAGATGGACATGCGGGTCACCATGGCCACGCAGTTGATCAACGTGGGCTTCGATCCCGAGGCCACACTGGGTGCGCTGTCCCTTCCCTCTGTCGCGCACACCGGGCTGCCGAGCGTGCAGCTCCAGAATGCCGCAGCACAAGCGGAGGTCAATGCCGACCCCACGGCCGCTGACACCACCAACGAGTACCCAGCGAGCAGGTCGGTGGAGCCGGAGGAGATCGCCGACGCGATCTCTGGTGCGCTGCGCGCCATGCCCGCCCCTGTCGTCAATGTGTCGCTGCCGGAGTCTCCGGCGCGTTCCAAGCGCGTGGAGCGCGATGACGACGGCAACATCACCGCCATCATCGAGGAGCAGTAATGGCCGGACTGGTAGCCGCAGGGCTGAACCTGATGCTGACCGGCTTTACCGGCTCAGCGACCTATGTTTCGCTGCACACCGCCGACCCGTCCACGGGTGGCACCAGCGAGGTCACCGGCGGCTCCTATACCCGTGAGTCGTCCGCGTGGGGATCGCCTGCCGATGGAACGGTCACGAACGACACCGCCATCGTCTTTGACGTCCCCTCGGGCACGACGATCACGCATCTGGGCTACTGGTCCGCGTCCACCTCGGGGACGTTCTACGGCTCCCGTGCGCTGGACACCTCGCAGACCTACGCCACGGCCGGGACGTACACCATCGCCATCGGCAACCTGTCGGAGTCTGTGAGCTGACGTGGCCGGGCTGTTCACGCTCGGTGATGCAGTCCTCGGTGTCATCGGGTCCAACGTTCTCGGAGGACCTGGCACCGGCTACGTAGAGGCCACCAGCACCACGACGGGAAGCGCGACGGGCACCTTCGGTGCCACCGGCTCGGCTACCGGCACCACGACTTCCTCGGGCTCGGCAACGGGCACCGAGGGCAACACCGGCACCATCACCGGCTCGTCCACCGCGACGGGCTCGGCGACCGGAGCCAAGGCCACTGACGGCACCGTTACTGGCGCTGTCGCGGCCGTAGGCGCTGCATCTGGCAGCCCTGAACTCACCGGAGGCGCGACAGGTTCTGTTGCGTCTACGGGCTCGGTGACGGGCACTGCTCCAACCCCTGTACCGCCAGCACCGGAGCCTTCTGCTGCCGTCGGCGGTGGTGGCTACCTGCCGCAGCGCCGACCTCAGTCACGGCCTGCACCGCAACCGACTCACCATTCCGGCAGCGCTCGCGGACGGGTCACCGCCACGGCCAGCACGACGGGCCGCTGCGGATACGGCGGCAACGCCCAAGGCACCACGAGGACCCGAGGGCACGCCAGCGGTGATCGCTGGCCGACCGATGACCTGCTGCGCACCTGGCGCAGGCAGGCAATGGAAGCCGACCTACTGGCTCTGGACTTGCTGTAACCCCGAAAGGACAACCACATGACCGACGTTGAGATCAGGTCGCTGGACACCGAGTCGCTGGAGTTCCGCGCTGCGGACCCGTCCGAGGACAAGGTGGGCACCTTCTCGGGCTTTGCTGCCCGTTACGACTCGCCGAGCTTGCCCTTGCCCTTTGTCGAGCGCATCCAGCCGGGGGCTTTCACTCGCTCCCTGAAGTCCCGCAATGACGTGCGCATGTATGTCAACCACGACGACCGCATGGTGCTGGCGTCCACGCGCAGCAAGACGCTGCGGATTGAGGACCGCACCGATGGTCTCTGGGTAGAGGCTGACCTCCCAAGCGTTTCCTACGCAAACGATTTGCGCCAGCTCATTGAGGACAAAGTGGTGTCAACCATGAGCTTCGGCTTCTCCACCGTCAAGGACGCTTGGAGCCCTGACGGCAACGAGCGCACCCTGCAAGAGGTTCGCC